TGCAACAATCATTAAATACACATCTCCACCAGAAACAGGCGTAACATCTTGATTTGCAGTTACACTTGTTCCATTAGTTGTATATCCACCTTCTGCAACAGAAGTATCTAATAAAATGGTTGTAGTAGTTCCACTTCCACTTCCAATAGTAGCGGCTATACCATCTCTAAATACTGCACCACCTTTAATTGCCAAGGAAGTAAATGAGCCAGCATCAGCCTGTGTAATGTCAAAATCAGTAGCACTTGCTTTATATGCAAATGAACCTTTTAGACCTTTATGCAACATATCAAATAAACCGCTATGTGGATAATCAGTTCCGTCTTGGAGATTTAAAGTTGGTGTGGCTTCCATTTGACTTAAAAAGTGTGGATTAAGCGTACTAGTCATTATTCCACCTCTATTGTTAATGTGATTTCTAATTCATCTGATGAAGCAAATGTTCCTAATTCATCAAAATTTACTCTAGCCAACATTGTTGTTTCAGCAGAATAAGATGTTGTGGTTCTTAATTCATCAAAATTTGTATCGGTTGGTGTAGTAGCACTAAAAATTCCAAACTCTCTTACAGTGTTTCCGTTTAATTCTGAGCCTGTAAATGTTGCAGTAAAATCTAAAACATTCGCTGATGACTCTGAAACTGTAATAGATTTATTTGCACCAAGAATTGGAACATCTAGTGTGTTTGAATTTGGATTTGGGGCATTACCGCCAACTCCTACATTTGCAGTATTATAGAACTCTTTCAAAAAAAGAGCAATTTTTCTTTTCGCTGTTTCTGTTATCATAAGTCTTTCTCCAATAAAGTTACTGTTGTAGACGCTGAACCCGTAAAGCCCATAGTAGCCGTACCGATATTAATGGGAGTTGTGAATCCTATAAATGTTCCCGTTGCCGTGGTGGTTGTTTTCTTAATTAGTAGTTTAAGTGGTTTAATTTTAATAGTGTCTAATAACTCGTTAGTTATTGTATTGCCCTTAAACTTGTCATTTCTTAAGAAGGCGGTAGTCAATTTATTTTGGGCTAATAAGTCTGCAATTCTATGTTCCATACCTTTAGAATACGAGCCTAAGTTCATTCTTATCTTTCCTAAAGATGAATGATAAATTTCTAATACCTTAAATGGTTGTCTAGGAATACCTTCATTAACTAATTCAACTGTTACAATATCTCCTGCTTTAACATACTCTAATCCTGTAATTCCTGTTTCAACTTGAATAGTTTTTTCAGCGGAAGAGTGTATTTGTAATAATTCTTTGGCTTTTTCATTTACATCTGATAATGTAGTCAAAGCGTTATCAAATTCTTCTAAAGATTTTTTACCTATTTTTTTGATGCTTTTAGGGTCTCTAGCAGTAGATTTAATTCCTCTACCATAAACAGTAACGTGGTTGTAAAATTCAAAAGCGGAGTCAGTTTTCTTAACAGAAATTAAATTTATATCTGTTGAAGTATCGGATATAACAACAGGTGTAAATCTAATATTTACATCTTCTTTCTTTTCCAAAACAACTGTATCTAAGTCTACAAATAATCTTTTTTGTTTTAATTTTGCTAAATAATCTGCGGCACTAAATACATCTACTCCTTGGAAATTTGGAGCAAAGTATTTGGGGTATTCTAATGTGTCTCTAGTGTAAGTAAACTTATTAGTCTCCAAAACGTCGTTAAGTATATCTTCTGTTTCAGAACATATTGTTAATGTTGAACCTATTTTTGCAGTTTGAACATCTTGCAGATTTGATGCTTTTGATGTTACTATTGTAAAGGGTGTACCCATAGAAACTGCTCCTACCATTTTTGGTAAATCTTTGTTAAATGTTACTGTAAAGTCTTTAAATCCTGAACTTCTTGGGCTAGAAAACGTTAATGTTCTAGTAATAGTTTCATTACCATCAGTAAGGACAAACTCATAATCTCCATCTTTTAGTGGCTGAGAATCTGTTCCGAATAATTTTGTTGGGTCTCTTGGAATTAAATAGTTTGAATCAGACCTGTTATCAGGGTCAATTATAACATACATTGATAAAACACCTTCGTTAAAATCATATTTACCATAATTACTAGAACCCTCACCTAATCTTGAAACTGTTAAAGGTTCTGAAATTTTTGCACCTGCACCCCCACCTGATGCTGATAATTCTGCTCTTTGTATAACAGCATAATTTGGAATATTACTATACATTTTTGCTTGGAAAGGCATTTTAGTAGTCTTAGAACTTAAATTATATAATTTGAATTTTTTAGGAGTAGTGGGATATGTACAAACTTCTGCTGGTCGCATAACTCTAAATGATGTACTATCTAAATCAAAAGAAGATATTCCTGGTGGTGCGTCAATTAATATATGATGGGTAATACCTGATGAATTTAAAGTATCTTTCTTTTTAGTGTGAGAAATAATATAACAAATATCTTCAGGACAAACTTCTGCTGAACTAAATGGGCCATTACTTACCCCTACTCTTACATTTGAATCTGCTAAAGATGTTGCAGTAGTAACTTCATCTGTTATAACTCCTCTTGCAGATACTAAATAATAACCTGTTAAATTAGGAACAAAATCTAACCAATGGTTTACCTCCCAAGAATTACTACTACTTTGAACTTCAGCAGGATGAGCATTGTTTATTGATATTAATAAAGTATTTCTTTTTGTGCCACCAATTATTAATGTGTCATCAGGAATTGTTAATCCACCGCCTAATCCAGAACAACCAGTAAATGTTGTACTAGTTTTTCCTGTGTAAGTAAAAGTTCTTCCTCCTACTTCAGCATCACCAGAGGAAGCGAAATCTGCTGTACTATCAACATGAATTGTTCCACCAAAAGAAGAAGTATTTGTTGTACCACTAGTTTTAGTGCTTACAATATCTTGATTAAAATGTTCATCCATTATTCTTCCGCAATTACTTCCTGTTTGAGCAATAGATGAACCGGAACCTAAATGTAGAATTGGTTTAAAGACAAAGTATGCTCCGCTTCCTTTGTATTTGTTTGTAGAAAATGCTGCATCTGCTTCCAAATCAAAATGTGCGAAGCCGTATTCAGATTCTAAATATAAACAGTTGTGTTCAGAATTATCACCAAATGAAGAGGTTTTTTTACCATCATTTTTATTTCTAATTTTTTTATCAACAGATATATTCATTCCTGGCGCAACGTCTATTTTTTCTGGTTCAGGTGTTGTTTTATATCCTGATAAAATTACTACTCTATTATAGTACCAAGGATTTACTTCATTATTAGTAAATGTGTGACTAGATAATTGACCCTCAGACATTTTTCTTAACATAAATGATGGGTGGTATTTGCCAATTGTAGAACTAAACATTGAGTCATATTTTCTAAGAGTTTCTCCATTAGTAGCAGAAGTATCAAACTCTAACAAAGAAAGTTTATCATTTTCTACATCATCAACTCTACCTAAGAAATCATCATCAGAAAATACACCGTCCCCAATTCTAAAAATATCTTTAAGATTTACTGAACCTGCTCTAGTAACATGAGAACTTGTGCTAGAAGCAATAGTTTCTCCAGAATTAGTATTATGTATAGTTAAAGTTTTCCAAGGTAATTCAATATCTTCTCCTGCTAAAATTTGAGATTTTTGGAAATTGCCTAGTTGCCTTACTGCTCCATTTCTACCAAAAACTTTGCCTTGTGTTAAATTGAGTAATCTATTTGTATCTGACCCTGCACCTTGTTTTCCAGCGTTACCCATAGTTGTGAAACTTTGGAAATTTTTACTACCACCGCCACCAATACCCATTTCTACTTTGTATATTGGGCCTAAATATCTTTCCCCATCTCTATTATATTCTCCATCAGCATTCAAAGTAATTTTTCCAGAAGAGGGTGTATTTAATCCTGCTGAAGTATGAATTCTCCCAATTAATGTCCCATTGTATGCGTAAATATAGTCACCATTTGCTAAATTGTTAAAATCGCCTGTAACAGATAATACTGTTGCACTATCCCAAGCAGTAATATAGGGGTCTGTTGAAGAACCTGTAACTTTCTCAATCACGCTATAAGTAGTATATTTGAAACTTCCACTTCCAGAATCTTCTGCCGGTGGAATTTCAGGGTCTAATAAATTAAAATGAGAGTCATAAGTAACTTCAATTAATCTCATCATATTATATCTACGAAGTTCACTTAAAGTTTTATTTGATGATTCAATAGTTTGAGTTTCGTAATTATCATCTTTTAAAACTTCTCTAAATGCACTACCTTTATATTTATCAGGAACTTCTGAACTTATTTCTTGTGTACCTTTAGATTTCAATAGTAAATTATAATCAGTTATAGTTCTAGTTCCATATAATAAATTATTTTTTCTATTTGCACAGTCCGGGTATAAATCAGATTGCCCAAATAAATAATACTTTACAGTCTTAGGGTCTAGAATTTCCCAATGGTCTTTTGCTCTCTTAATAGCATTTGTTTTCCAACCTATATGTTGACCAACTGTTCCTGAATGGTCGCCTCCTGATTCACTAAATGCCCAATCTCCTTGTATTCCGTTACTATGTGCGCTACCACCTGATAGACTAAATTTAGGATAAACTTCTATTAATGCCTGATTATTTACTCCCCATTGGCCTTCCATTAATGTTTCTCCATCGGCTACTGCCGCTCTAATTGTATCATATAAAACAATACTAGTAGAACTGACTGTTCTAATCATTCCTAATAATTCACCATTAGCATTATATACAAAATCACCAACACTGAATTTACTTGTAGCGTCTGCGTCGGTTGTAATTGTAGCATTAGCGTGTTTAGCCAATGCCCCATTAACTGTAATTCCTGAACTGTTTGCAAAAATATATTTGTCATAATCTTCAAAATTACTACCTCTCAATGGTAAGGCTTCTCTCATTTCAGGAGGAATTTGTTTTATTTTTTCATTGACTTCATCATTATCTTTTAATGTGTCTATTGTCATATCTGTTCCTGTAATTAGTATGGGTTTAGTTTTATACGCTCTACCAAAACCTAATAGATTTCCTGTATCTTCTGCGTAGGTATCTACCGATTCTGTTCTGTTACTAATATCACCCATTGAATGTCTTTTTGCTTTGTATAAACTTCCTGCTGGGTTTTTATGTATATCGTAAACTCTAAATTGATACCCACCAAACCTATTTAAAAATGTAGTATTGCCATAATCGTTTGTGCTAGTATTATCATCTTTGATATAATGATTAAACATTATACTATTTCCAGCAGGAGATATTACTTGGCTCATTAGTTGTAATACGGCACCATTATCAATCCCATGAGTATTTAAGAAACTTATGTTATGGTTTTTTCTATTAGCAATTGTATAAATTTTATCTCCAGCATTAATTGTAGAAATGCCTTCCTCATTAGGATTTCTGTCTAACACTATAAATTGATTACCACTACTATGTTTAAATTTATTTATAACTTTACCGTATGTTACCCCATCTGCATTGTATATAAATTCATTTTCTGGAATATTAGCAAAAGTACCTAAAACTTGTTGGGCATCAAAAGATAATATAGAAGTGTCATCAGCAGCAAAAGTTATTCCAGAATCTGTTAAACTTTCAGGTTTAGTGTATCTACCATCCATATCTGCTCTTGCTAAAACTATTGGAGAAATAGGTGCAAGAGTTATAAGACCTTTACCCTCATCACTAGAAACAGAAGTAACAGCAAAATTTGGAACTGAAGAAGGAGTATCAAATGTTGCCCTATATGTTGTACCACCAATACTACCCTCTAATGCACCCATAAATGCAGAATCTCCTTCTTTTCTCCCTAAAATATTAGTAGAAATTGCTCTAGGGTTTTTAATAGGATAACCTACTGCATCCCTATGAATTTC